GGGTCCTTCTCGGCGCGGATGGACAGGGTGCCTTTCTGGCGCACCCTCGACAGCCCGCCGGTCAGCGAGTGGGGCTTCCAGCCCGTCGCTTCCGTCAGGTCGTGCTCACTGGCCCCGCGCTTCCGTTTGACCAGCCGCTCGATCACGTCGAGCTTGGTCTCGTGGTGGGGCTTGCCCGTCCGGGCCTTCGCTGCTGCCATCATGGTCAGTCTCCGTGGTGGTGCCGGACCCGAGCGCCCGGCAACCGGCGGTTATACTCGCCATCGCGGGCCATCGCCATCTAGGGGAAAACCCCTAGACCGGCCGGGGCTGCTGATGTAGCAGCGACCGCCCACCATGCAGCAGCTCCGCGCCCTTTCCGTTCGACAGCCTTGGGCGCACGCCATCGTGCACCACGGCAAGGATATCGAGAACCGTTCCCGCCGCCTCGGGCACCGGGGCTGGACGCTGATCCACGCCAGCGGCAGCGCGACCGACGACGAGGTCGCGGCCGCTCTGGGGTTCATGAGCCAGCTGGGGGTTCAGCCCGACCGGGGCGCTATCCGGTGGGGCGGGATCGTGGGCGTCGCCAAGATCATCGACGCGGTCGACGCGTCAGCTTCGTCGTGGTGGATGGGTCCCTACGGCCTCGTCATCGACCGGGCGCACCCGCTCCCGTTCGTCGAGTGCAAGGGGACGGTCGCCCCGATGTTCTGGCGGCCCGACCAGGTTGTGCTCGACCGGCTCCGGCCGGCGCTCGACGCGCTGCAGCTGACGCCGTAGCCACGCCTCCTCCTGCGCGAGCCACCGGGCCTCGCTGTCATTCACGCCGCTAGGCCCAAACGCAGGGCCGTGTGGCGCTGCTGGCGGTAGAGCAGGGGGCGGACAGCCTCCCGGGCGACGATCGCCGCCACGTGGGCCTGATAGGCGCGTTCGGCGCGGGCCTCGTCGATCAGGCGCTGGGTCGGGTTGGTCATCGCAGGTCTCCAAGTCGAAAGGGGCACCGCGCCCCGCCGGCACGATGCCCCCGATCGGTTAAGGGTCGGTTATCGCCTAAGCCGGCTCGACCCGCCCCTTGTGCCGGCGCTGGTAGTCCTTGACCTCGCGTTCGGCCTTGGCGAGCAGCCGCGTGAACCGCTCGACCTCGCGCCGATACTTGTCCCGGCGGGCGACCATCCGGGCGTGCTTCTGGACGACCTTGTCGACGACCGGCTTGGGGGCCGGCTCGGCCTTCGGCTGCGGGGCCGGACCCAGTTTCCTGACCGCGCCCTCGCCCCAGCCGGCGTTGATGGCGTAGGTCACCATCCGGCCTTCAAGCTGCGCCTGACGCCGCGAGTGCGGCGCGTCGGCCGGGTGCAGCTGCGAGTGGGCGTAGTGCGACAGGTCGTGGATGATGGCGCGGAGGCCCCGGGCGTGGCGCTGAACCATGTCGGGGTTGACCGCCATGACGCCGCGCCTGATCCACGTGTAGCGGCGGCCCGAGGTCAGCTTGACCGGCCCACGCCACTCGCGGCCCATGGCGAACCGATAGAGGCGCTTCGCGGCCGTCACCGAATCCTCGGGGGAGAGGACGGGTTGCTGCCCGCCCCACCGCTCGTTGACCAGCCGGTCCCACAGGCCGGGGTCGCGGACGGTCCCGGCCCTCACAGCGCGGTCCCGCAATGGGCGCACACGCCGCGTCCGGTGTCGCGGTGTTCGCAGGTCAGGGCGTCGAGGGCCTCGGCCGCAGCGACGGCGGCCGGGACCGCGATGGTCAGCTGGCCGGTGAACACGTCCTCGCTGCGGATCAGCAGGTGGCACTCGCTGTCGAGGTGGACGCCGAGCCACCAGTCGCCCTCGGTCGGCATCCCGCCGCCTTCGACGCAGGTGGCCATGATGCTCGTCCCGTTCGGGAAGTAGCGGGTGAGATACTCGCACCCGCCGCCCCCGACTTCGACTTCGAAGCCGTTGGCGGTCAGGACGTCACGGACGCCGCACATCAGCGCGCCTCCATCGCGTTGGAGGTCTGCTCGAAAGCGTTGCTGACCTTGGCGAACGCCGGGGCGATGACGGCGGTGTAGGCGTAGACCGCGACACCGACCGCGAGCAGGCCCGCGACGAGGAGGGTGAGAAGGCCTTGGAGGGGCCGTCCGCTGCGATAGTCGTTCATGTGATTCTCCTTCGTGGTGGTGGTTCCATGATATTGCTCCGCTGCCACCGTCGCAGCAAGCGATATCTTGAATTAGTCGGGAAGCCGTGAAGTGGGCGTGGGACTCGACGCGCGATGGGCGGGCGCATAGATTAGCGCCATGACCACCACGCCCCCTGACGCGCCTGAACGCGAAGAACGACGCGGTGCCCCGGCCGGGCAGTTCGGCAACCCGCCGTTCGAGCCGACCGAGGAGCAGCGCGAGAAGGTCCGCACCTACGCCAAGACCTTCCCCGAGCACTCGAACCACCGCATCGCGATCCTCTTGGGGATCAGCCGGTCGACGCTGGAGAAGCACTTTCGCCACGACCTGGACCTCGGCCGCGCCCAGATGCTGGCGGCCGTAGGCGCGCAGGTCATCAACGCCGCGATGAACGCCGAATCGGAAACGGCCAAGGGCGACCGCGACCTGCAGAAGTTCATCCTTGCCCGGCTGGGTGGATGGTCGACCAAGGTGGAGATGAGCGGCAAGGACGGCCGGCCCATCGAGACCGTGGACCTGTCCGGCATGTCGAAGGCGCAGCTGCGCGAGTATGGACGCGCCGCCGCCGTTGCGGCCGGCCTCGACCCGGACGAAGCCGTTGGGCCATCAATCGACGATTGAGCGCCAGCCGGCGATCCCGCTCGACTTCGAAGCGTGGAAGGCCGAGGAGGCGCGCCGGGTCCGGCAGGAAAAGCTCGAGGAGGCCCAGCGCGACGCTGACGCGGTCCGCCTGCGCTGCCAGTCCTTCTCCGAGTTCGTCAAGGAGGCGTGGCCGATCATCGAGCCGACGACCACGCTCCGGTGGAACTGGCACCTCGACGCGATGTGCATGCACTTGGAGGCGATCAGCCGAGGCCGGCTGTCCCCCCGCCTGATCATCAACGTGCCCCCCGGCTCGTCGAAGTCGACCATCGTCACCGTGCTCTGGCAGGCCTACGAGTGGGGACCGCTCGGCAAGCGCGGCCACCGTTTCGTGAGCACGAGCTTCGACCTGACCAACGTGAAGCGCGACACCGCCAAGACGCTCGACGTCGTCACGTCCGAGTGGTTTCAGGAGCTCTGGCCCGAGGTCGTGATGAAAACGAAGGGCGTGCTGTCGTTCAGCAACACGGCCACCGGGAGCCGGCTGGGCGTCGCGTTCAAGTCGGTCACCGGCAAGCGCGGCGACCGGCTGGTCATCGACGATCCACACTCGCTGGTCGGGGCCGAGTCCGAGACCGAGCGCGACGGCGCGGTCCGCAACTTCATCGAAGGCGGCCTGAACCGCATCAACGATTGGGAGACCTCGGCCATCGTCATCGTCATGCAGCGCCTGCACACCGACGACCTGACCGGGGCGCTGCTCGCCAAGCCGTTCGGCTTTATCCACCTGATGATCCCCATGGAGTTCGAGCCGGCCCGGCGGTGCAAGACCCCCCTCAAGGTCGACGACGGCAAGGGCGGGAAGATCGACTGGACCGACCCGCGCTCCTACGAGGGCGAGCTGATGGACCCGGTCCGCGTTCCCGAGGCGGCCAACGCGATCAACAAGCTGACTGGCGACTACGCCTACAACGGCCAGTATCAGCAGCGCCCCGCCCCGCGCGAGGGCGGGATGTTCAAGGTCGAGAAGATCGACATTGTCGAAAGCTGCCCGGCCGGCGGCAATACCGTGGCCGGCTGGGACTTCGCCGGCAGCAAGCGGAAGAAGTCGCCCTACTCGGCCCGCGTGCTCATGACCCGGATCGGCGGCGATATCTACGTCCGCCACGTGGTGCGGAAGCAGACCACCCCGACCGAACTGAACCGCATGCTGAAGGACACCAGCGTCGAGGACCGCAACCGGGTGCCGAACGTCCTGATCAGCATTCCGCAGGACCCGGCGCAGGCCGGCAAATATCAGAAGTGGGCCTTCTCCGACCTCCTGATCGGGTTCAACTTCAAGGCCACCCCGGAGACCGGCGACAAGGAGACCCGTGCGGAGCCGTTCGCCGCGCTGGTCGGTGCGGAGCGCGTCCACCTCGTCCGGGGCGACTGGAACAGCGACTTCATCGAGGAACTCCGCAACTTCCCGGCCGGGTCGCTCAAGGACCAGGTCGACGCGGCCAGCCGCGCGTTCGGCGAGCTCGTGGGCGGCATCGCCGTGCCGGAGAACGCGGGGCCTGAACTGATGGAGGAAGAGGGCGCGGCGAGCCGCGTCCCGGTCCTGACCAACGACGACCCGTGGGGCGCTTGACGAGTGGCCCGGCCGGGCGCAGTCTCCCGGCCGACCTTCGAGGTCCTCGAACAAGGGAGAACGTCATGCAGAAGAGCCGCTTCGCCATCCTCGCCAGTATCGTCTGTGCCGCCATCCTCGCCGTCCCGCGCGCGATCGTCGACACGGTGGAGCGCGGCGTCGCCTTCCTCGTCTCGCTCATGCCGTCGCTGGCCGAGCAGGACCCGTTCGGTTTCGACGGCCCGGCCCTCGCGTTCGACGCGCCCGCGCCCGTCGCGCTCGAGCCGGCCCTGCTGAACTCGCTGCGCCACGAGGCCGGCATGCGATCCTTGCGACACGGCTGACCCGCCTGCCAAGTCGCACAGGGAGGCCCCCCGGGTTGAGCACGCCCGGGGGGCCTCTTTCGTTTCGGGCCGGTCGAGTGTAAGCCGGCGTCCCGGTGGAGATGCGGGGTAGAGCAGCCCGGTAGCTCGTCTGGCTCATAACCAGAAGGTCGCCAGTTCGAATCTGGCCTCCGCAACCACCGCCTCGACCACGGAGAAACCACATGCTCAAAGGCCTCAAGACCTACCTCGTCGCGGCGGTCGCCGTCCTGACCGCGCTCCTCGGATATTTCACCGGGACCGTCACGCTGCTGCAGGCACTGGAAGCCATCGGCCTCGCGGTCGGCCTCGGGGGGAACCGCGCCGTCCTGACGGCCGCCGCCGTGCTCAACCAGCCCTACCGGATGCCGGGCGGCACGCCGAATCCGAACGCGCGCCAGTGGGTCACTTACCTCGGCGTCGCCACGACGATCCTGACGGCCGTGCTGGCCCAGACCAACGGGGAGCAGGGCCTGATCGCCACGGTCAGCGCCGTCCTCGGCGCGCTCGGTCTGAACTTCCTCGGCCTCGGCGCGAAGAAGGTGGCGACCGGCGAGACCGCCTAGTCGATATTCAGGGGGGCGACCCGCCCCAGCCGGCATGGGCTCGTCGGCGGAAGGGTAGAGAGGCCCGGGCTAGAAATGGCTCGGGCCTCTTGCTATGCGACGCCCATGAGCCTGACGACTCGCCTCTTCCGTCGACCAGTCGCCGCCTGTTTTTGGCGGTGAGGCTGCGCGGCTGCGCCCCACCTGTCTGGGCGTAGCTTAGTCGGTAGAGCACCCGGTTCGGAACCGGGAGGTCGTAGGTTCGAGACCTACCGTCCAGACCACCCACCCGCTCCAAGAGACAGCCACCCACGCAGGCGAGTTCGTGGGAACGGCCGGGCCTCCAAAACCCACGCCA